CGGCAACATAACCATAAAGGCCAATCTCAATGCGCCCATTCGCAACCAAATTTGCACGCAATTCAATCGTTGGTGATTCATGGAATCGCATTGCGGCGGTTGGATACACCATTGCATACTTCACATTGGATGCATCGCCCGTATAATTTGGGTCCACCACTAGGTTGAGGCCCGCTACGGTTCCATTTGTTGAACCTTGCGTTACTAAACCATTTGCGTTTTGTGGTGCGGCGGCCGCAAAAATTGGACGGCCGGTTGTATCAACCGCACCCAATAGCCCCGCAAAATCAATGCCATCTTTACCGCCGGATGGCGCAACCATAAGGTTGTTTGGTGTAAAGCGCATGACCCCGTAGGAATCGGCAATTGCTTCCGCAATTGTTTTGTAAATGGTCGTGTTGTTTGTTGTACCACATGCATCCACCGCAATTTTTGCGGCGTAAGCATCGGTTTTTTGTGCATACGATGCGGCCAACTCACGTATGAGGAGGTCGGCAAAGCTGGGGTCTGACCGGTCGAACAACTCAACATCGACCACATTTGCCCCGGCGAATTTGACCACCGAATCTTCCTGGAAGGTAACGGCGGTATCCGTGCTAGAAAATTCTGCACCCTCGGCCGTCAATGCCACGCTGGCCTGTGCACCAAGAACTGGCGTGAAAATTTTCATTCCTGCGGCAGGTAGTGGTGCACGTTCAATGGAATCAATAAATGGACGTGATGCATCAATAATGCCAATAACATCGCGTAAATAAGTTGGTGGAACCATTCCGGTGTTTTCCGCAACGGTTGCAATTTGTAATGCGGCAACTAGATCGCGGGCATCGGTATCACCTTGTGTGGCACGTACTTGTGCCATTGCATATTGGCCCGCGGTAATGTTGGTGTTCACACGCGGTTTGGTGTAAATCGGTGTGTTATTTACGGGGCGTGAGGCTTCTACCTTGTCGGCTTCTACCTCGGGTGTTGGGGTAGCGTTTTCCACGCTGGCCTCACTTTCGGTTGGTTGGTTTTCTTCGGTTGGTATTTCTTCTTGTTTTTCTTCTGGCTCGTTTTACTTGCCAAAACTGATTCAACGGCGGCCGATGCAAACGCCGGGGTGTGGACCAAACTAACTTCCGATAATTCGGCGCTAGTAACATAAATAATGCCGTTACGTTCCTCGGAACGGTTGAGTTTTACTCCTACGGATAATCCATCGCGCAAATCTGATGCCTCAATAAGTGCATCATTGCCGGCCGTTGTTTCGGCCACTTTAAATTGGGCGTAAATTCCCGAATCGGTTTGTTGCACATTTACCGCACGCCCTAAAGGTTTTTTGGGGTCATGCTCCAATAACAATTTGAAACGGCTATTGGGGATGTTCACACTTCCTTTTTCAAATACCACATCACCAACATTGGTGTGACCAATTTCGCCAAATGGCAAAATCTTGCCGGCGATAATGCGCCGTGTGGAATCGGTGGCCTCAATGATTCCCGAAAAAGTTAAATTAATCGTTTCCATTTGGGCTTAAATCCTCCATCTCCATTGCTTGTTCCTGAGTGATGAGATTAAGGGCCAGCATTTTCTCAATGACGGCCAAACGTGTTAATGCATCGGCCCTTAAAAATGTTTCATCAATTTCAAAACGCACCACGTTGCCAATGGCCGTGATGTCGTTCATACTCAAACGGCCTTCAATTGCGGTGATAAAAGGTTGTAAAGTCATAGAAACAAATTGGCGGCGTTCATCCAAAATATTGGAATAAGTCATGGAATTGTTCATTTCGGAACTTAACAAATAGGCCGGCACATTACATAAACGTGCAATTTGTGTGCTTAAAAATTGTGATGCTTCGTTATAGGCCATTTCTTTAGGAGAAAATGATGTTGTTTCATAACTGAGCGTGCTGGACAAATACGCGGTTGATCGTTGAGCGCGTGCCGCTTTCCATTGTGCTAACAATCCGGTGATTTGTTCCGGTGGTAAATCTGCACCGGTATTTTTAATGTAACCGGTGGGCATTGGTGTATTGGCGGCAACGGCGGCGGCCTTTTCTAAATCCAATGCGGCTTTAATGGTGCGGCCACCACGGGCCAATATTCCTTCACTATCTACGCCCTGAAATGTAATAAGGCTTCCCACGCCAACATTAGGACGGCGCACACCATCCACCGAATAATATTCAACTAATGTTGAATTGCGATTAAGTGTTGGTGTTACACGATTATTTGCAACAAATGCAAAACTATTGGGCCTGCCATCATCCGAATAAGTGCTGGTAACTTCTAGATAAGCGGTCCCGAAAAAAAATAAAGAATCCACTAAATAGGCAATGGTAATTGCACGGGGTTGCCGTGGGTCTAATTGTTCCAACCACAATGGCGAACCCAACTCGCGCCCGGTACTTTTTTTGTAAAGTGATAACGGCAGGGATGAAATCACGCCACAAATTAAGTTACGGGCACGGGCAACGGATGGAACCGCCATTGCTTCCTCGCGCGTAATAAATGTTGAGGGTTGGAATAAATAACCTAGTCCTGCAACACCGGTTTCCATAACCGGTGGTGCTAATTGGGCCTCAATGGTGGGTTGAGTAGTAGCCGTATCTCCCACGGCTTCAATAAATCGCAAACCACTAAAAAGGCCCATTGGCAAATTGTTGCACATTTGCCCCAAAAAATTTTCGTGTCGCTACACAACTATTAATGCATTTGATTGGGGTTTGTTGGCGAACCACACAACCATTGCCGCCGCACAACATGCCGACACATCGCCCGCCGATTTACGGCGAACAATGCGCCAACCGTTTTCGGTTGTTTTCATTGCGGCGTTGTTGATGCTTGCGTTTAATTCTTCTTGTTGGCGGTGGGCAATCCGTTTGTTACTCATGGCCGACAACATTTCGGAACACGCTTGGGCAAATGGTTGCCCGGAAATTTCTTGCAAGGGAACGCCTACATGGGCCAAATGGGATGCAATCGGGGTTGCGGTGTAACGGTCATACAACAACACCCGGGGTTTAAATTTGCTTATCCAATCGTTTATTTGAACCGCCAACGCTTTATCGTCCAATGCGGTTTCGCTGGTCCATCGGGCTAACAACATCAATTTGGTTTTATCGCCATCCAATTGGCCCGCAACCAATGATGCCTCCCGGGAGGATGGGGCAACGTCCACCGCGAAAAATGTTTGGGGTCCGGGTTCAAACATCATGTTTTCATCAAAACACGCATCCCACGCACCCACCGGCCACGGGCTAGCCAAATTGCCATCAATGAATTGGCACAACATTTCCGTTCGGACCGCGTTGGTGTCGGTGCTGGATTTAATGCGGTGGCGCAATGTTTCCACATCAATTAAATGACCCAATGCCGGGTTGGCTTCCTTCCACCCTTCCACATCATCAATGGAACGGGTGGGCGATGCGCTCCACTCCAAATACAACAATGATGGATTGTTGTTCTCAATGCCGCGTTGGCGCAAATTATTTAAAATCGTGGACCGATTATCGCCGGCATTGGAAACCGCCAAAATTACGGAATTGGCCCGGGCTTGGGTGGTGTATTCCACGGCGGCCCACACATCCTCGCCAATTGAGCGCAATTCATCAACAAAAAAGAAATCAATGGAAAGGCCACGTGGCGCATCACCGGTTGCGGCTACCACCCGATATTCGGCGGATTTGCCATTGATGCTAAATAAGATTCTTTCATTGCCATTGGTGGAATACGTTTGCACCCAACCGGTTTTTAATCGCGGGGTTTCCCGAATCATGCGATCGAGTTGCCTAAATGTTGTTAGCGCCATGTTGCGTGTGCTGGACATTCCGGCAACGGCCGTTTTGCCGAATAAATAGATGTGGGCCACAATCATCAATTTGGCCAGCTCGGGTTTTCCATTTTGGCGGCTAATGGTCAAAATATTGGTGCGCCGGCAAAACACCCCATCTTTATGGGTAAGCATTTCGCCCAACGCATTGATTTGCCATGGCAATAACTTCATCCCAATTTCTTCCGCAAACGTCAAAATTTCGGGTAATCGGTTCCCCACATTTTCTAATGGGGTGGTAAAAATTCGGGGTTTTTCACTTCCGAAAATCCGTCCCCTCAAATTCGGGGTTTTGGATTGGTCCACATCGGTTGCCGATTGGTTCGAATCTTTGATGGATTGGTTTGAATCGGTCCCGGATTGGTCTGGACCGGTCGGGGATATAAACGAAAAA